TATATGGCAGATGATAGTGGGGCTACAGTTTATTGTAGTGGTGTGAATTTTCCAGATACTCAAGCCGCAAGTGGAGATGCAAATGTATTAGACGATTATGAAGAAGGCGATTGGACACCACTTCTTACAGATGGTAGTAATAATGCAACATCTGATGGTAATACAGGTGGTACATATACAAAAATTGGAAGGCAAGTAACAGTAGTTGGAAGGCTTGCGACAAGTAGTTTAGGCTCTGTATCTGGTGCAGTGCAAATAAATGGACTTCCTTTTACCTCTGGAAACGACCAAAAATATAAATCTGTAGGAAATATTGGACTTGGTTTAAATCTTAATGTGACTGCTGGATATAATATTGATGGATATATACCCGCTAATGGTGCAACTTTACTTCTTTATATTAATGATGCGGCTACTGGTGGTACTGCTATGACAGGAGCAGAATGGTCAGCAGATGGTCACGCAATAATTCAAGCAACATACTTTGTATAATAGATATTATACTGGAACTAATAAGGAGTTAAAATGGCTTTAGAAAAGAAAGTAACATACGATTATGAGGTTCGTGGAGAATATAAATGTATTCAGCAACGAACAAGAACTGCGATAGAAGAAGATGGTGTAGAAATATCATTCTCATACCATAGAACATCATTTATGCCAGATGTAGATGTAAGTGGCGAATCTGATGAGGTAAAAGCATTGGCTGATACATTATGGACAGATGCAGTTAAAAAAGCATATGAAGATAGTAAAAAAGATTAATTAACTAACAAGGAGTCAATACAATGGCTAAAAAAGAAAAAGAACAAAAGCCAGTCTTGAATCTTGATGACAAAGAGTATGTTATTGAAGATATGACTGATGAACAGAAAATGATGGTAAATCACATTAATGATTTGCAGAACAAGCAAAACACAAATACCTTTATGGCTGACCAATTACAGGTCGGTAAAGAGGCATTTATCAATTTGCTTCGTACATCATTAACTACTGAAGTTGAAGAGGTTGACGTAGAAGCATGATCATAAGAAGGTGTAGTCAGGGTCATCGAGTAAGACTCCATAGAAATACAACTCCGGGTTCAACCCGTGTAAAGACTTATCCAGATGGAACTGAAGAGACTCTGACCTACCCTTCGTCTTATGATTATTTTGTAGATGTAGATGGTGCTGTGGCAAAGAAAAGTAATAGTTTTAAAGTTGCTGAAGAGTTTTATGTATCAGAATGTGCGAAAAAGCATGGTGACGGACATGGTAGATTGATAGTAGGGGGTCATCATTTGATTAATGGTGTTGCTACAAGTCAATCAGATTACCCTATCATGTCTAATAAAAAGTCAGAAATAAAAGATTTTTATGATAAACGTGGAATCTCTTATGGTTCTAGTGAAACTAAATCGGAATTATTATCAAGAATAGTTCCTCAATTAAAAGGTACTAAGGAAGTATCTAAGCACTTAAAGGTATAATATGAAAACATTAATAACAGCAATGATGGTATGTACACTATCAGCAGATGTCGATAGCGTAAATACAGTATCTCCGGAGTATGTAATTGAAAACCATCCAACTTATGTTGCCGATGCAGATGTAAAGAAGAAAAAAAAGAAAGGAAAGAAGATTTCCGGTAAAGGTAAAAAGAAGAAGAAAGGCTTTTTCTCAAAGGTATTTGGCTCTAAGTAATGAATAGCCCACTAGCAAAATTAGTATCTTGGCAGTTACGAACAGGTCAACTAGATCATTGGACATCTTATCATTTGGCAGCAGGTGCGTTTTTATGCAAGATATTTCAATGGTTACATTGGAGTGATTTTTGGTGCGTTATGGGAGTATTCATAGTTGGTGTAGCCTGGGAAATATTTGAATGGATAATAGAGAATTATAGCCCATATAAGACAAAGGAAAAATGGGCTTATAACACAGCATCCGACCTAATAGTAGAAACTGCTATTGCATGGTGGATGGTATTATAGGAGTAAGAAATGGCTAAAGGATTAAGAGAATATACCTCTGCTGAAGCTACATCGCTTGCTATAGGACAAAATGGTTTTGATCTTATTGCAGAGCATGATACAAACACATCTTCACCTGATAGTGGTGCATGGATAGCGATCCAGGCTCTTGGTAAGGGTGGTGGTGATGCAGCAGTTGAGTTTCTACAACTAAAGGTTACATCAAATATTGGTGATAGTCTAAGTTCTGCCTGGTTCTATATGGTTCCTGGTGAGATACTATATGGTAATTTTAGCGGTATAATAAATCATACAAACTCTACAGCAACATGCATCGCTTACAGAGGGTAAGAAGAATAGAGAGGCTTAAGAAAAGACTGGGTGTCAGTAAGCCTACATTGATGAATAGAGTAAAGAGTTGGTTAAAGAAAAAATGGAGATCCTTATGGACTATGAAATAAGTACATCTTATGATATCCCTGTAACATATATATACATTGATTGACATGGATGATGATTTTGTAAAAGATTTTATAAAACTAATGGGTGGTTTTTGGGTAATACTTGTTATGTTGATGGTTGTGTCTTTTATAGTTGGATGCGATTCTGGATGGACTATTGCAGGTTGGGAGGTTAAGTGAGTGAAAAACCGGATACCGCTAGAAGTTATCGTACTACTATACTTGATGATAACGCCATTGTTAGCATTAATCTTAAGTGGCTTGGGCAAGGACTTGTCTTGGTCGCAATATTGGTCTATGGGTATTGGCAAATTGAAAGTAGGATTAAAGACCTGGAGATTAAGGTTGCTACTGCAGATGAACAAATTGGGGATCTACTTAGTAAACATATCGTGGACGAAAGGGTTGAGCGAGAAGAGCTGGCAGAAAAAGTAGCCTTCTATGAAAAAGAATTAAATTTAAATCCATTTAGTTGGGGTAAGAAAAAAAGGAACAAGAAGTAGTGGATTTTATGGCGATATATGGCGAAGCGGGTATGATTGGTGTTGTTGGTGTAATGTTTGTTTATCTTGTAATGTCTTTATCAAAGAAGAGCGAAGCGCAACAAGATGCTTTAGAAAAATTAAAGGTTGAGAATAGAGGTCAATCTGAAACTTTAGAGAACATGGAAGGAATGATCATTAAGTTAATAGGAAGGTGGAATACATCTGATGATAAACTTGACAGAAAGTTTGATGCTATGACTAAAGAGATCAATGATCTTGACAATCAAGTATCAGAATTAAAAGGCTCAATGAGCAGAATTAATGGCAGGCATTAAAATAGATATGAAGTTTGCTTTTAATATGATTAGTTTATTGGGGGCTATTGCTTGGGGATGGTATCAAATGGAATTAAGAGTAACGGCTTTAGAAATGAAAATTGAACATAATGAAAAAATGGCTAAGCTCAGAGATGAGATAACCGAATTAAAAGGTAAATAGTGGACTACGAACCGATTGATAAATATAGATATGACATGAAAGAAAGGCTTGCAAGGATCGAAGCCCTTCTTCAACGTGAATTACCAGATATTAAAGAACAATTAAAAATAGCCAATGGTAGAACAAGGGCGTTAGAGAACTGGCGTAATTACATACTAGGTGGTATGGCAATATTAATTTTTTTATTTACAAAACTAAACTAGGAGACAATAATGGATTTAAAGTCAATAATTGTTGCAAAGGCAACAGAAGTGGCAGAACAACAAGCCGATGCAGTAAAGGGCAGTTTATTAGAATATGTTAAGAGTGATGAAGTTGAGGAAATAATAGCAGAATGGATGGATAAGGCAATTAACATACCCTTTGTTAAAGATGAAAAAGAAGCCCCTATTTTTAGAGACGTGGCTGATATAGTTCAAAACATATTGGCGATGATTATAAGCGGAGCAAAAATAGGTAAGTAATGCCGAGAGGTACAGGCACATACGGATCCAAAGTTGGTAGGCCATCAAAAAAAAGGAGTTCAAATGCCAAGGTTCGGAAGAAGAAGTCGAGCAAGACTAAAGGGCGTAGACGCTAAATTAGTTAATGTATTGAATGAGTTGATAAAAATAATGGATGTTACGATTATTGAAGGACTTCGGAGTAAGGAGCGGCAGGAGCAATTATTAGCAGAAGGGAAGACGAAAACAAAGTATTCCAAGCACTTAGAAGGAAAAGCTGTTGATCTCGCTCCTTACCCGATAGACTGGGAAGATAGAGAAAGGTTTCATTACATGGGAGGAATGTTGAGAGGAATAGGACATAAGTTAGGTTTAAGGATCCGTTGGGGTGGAGACTGGGATTCTGATGGGGAGATAAAAGATAATTCATTTGATGATCTAGTTCATGTAGAGATCAGAGATTAATGTCTGGAGAAGATTTCACCAGGGACAATGATGATAATGTCATTGGTTGCCCTAGGTGCAAAGGGAGGTCTCTTAGACGAGATGGATGGAGTTACTATAAGAACAGCAAGAAGCAGCAGTGGTATTGTAATACTTGCTATAGGAAAACACTAAAGCCCGAAATAATAGAATCCTCTCCTTTTACGGTAGAGGATAAAGATCCAGATGACATGCCCATTGAGGAACTTATTGCTCATAGGGAGAAGAAGTATAATTATAAGAAGTCATCTAAAGAAACAAGAAGGCTAGTTAATATAAGCATAGAGACTGATGGGCCAATAGGTATTGCTCACTTTGGAGATCCTCACGTTGATGATGATGGTACAGACCTGTCTCAGATCTTGATGTACATGGATGTTATTAATGCTACTGAAGGCATGTACGCAGGTAATCTTGGTGACATACAGAATAACTGGATAGGTAGGCTTTCTGCATTGTATGGTCAGCAGTCCACATCTGCAAAGGAATCTTGGAGACTTACCGAATACTTCGTAAATAAGCTTAATTGGATCTATTTAGTAGCAGGAAACCACGATGTCT